GACCGGCACCACCGCGATCTGCCCCTCGCGGCGTGCAGGACGCGCCGCGCGCGCCGCCACCGCCTCGCCACGCAGCATCGGCAGCAGCCACGTCGCCAGCTCATGCTCCGCGATCAGCCACGGCTCGTGCCAGAGCGCCATCACGGTGCGCTCCGCCGGATCACCGCGAGACGCCGCTGCCGCCCATCCGCCGCCGATCCCCCAGCATCCTCGTCCTCGCCACCATCCCCCTCGCGCGGCGTCCCGCGATCATCCGGCGCCGGCACGTCCGTCGTGTACTCGACCCCGAGGGCCCGAGCCCGAGCCAGCTCCGCCGCGCGCTCCCGCTCGAGATCCTGCGCGACGTACCCCCGCTCGGACACGACCTGCGAGCGGGTCGCAAACCCCGCGCGCACCGCATCCATCGCCGCACCGATCTCCCGCTGCGGATCCACCCACTCCCAGCCCTGCGTGAGCCACTCCACGCGCGTCGCGCGATAGGCCCCCTCCGCCACCCCAGGCACACGCAGCACGCCAGCCAGCGTGGCAGCGCGCAAAAACCCGATCCAGATCGGATCCAGGAGCCGCGGCACGAGCACCGTGTAGACCCACGCCTCGATCCGCCGCCGGAATCCAATCAGCCCCGCCCGGATCGACGAGTAGTTCACGCGCGACAAGTCGCCCGTCAGCTGCTCGTACGTGACGCCGATCCCCGCCGCGATGTCCTGCGCGATCGCCCTGACGAAGGCGTCGTAGTCCCCGACCTCGGGCGGCCGCGCAAACTCGATCTCTTCGCCCTCGCCGAGGTAGTAGAGATCGCCGGGCATCATCCCGAGCTCGCCCACCCCGTCGCTCCCGACCGTCTCGCCCAGCGCGCCCGCGTCGGTGCTCGTCGGCCGCCGAATGAACCCCGCGAACAGCGTCCCGACGACCTGCCGACGCAGCGTCGCATCCGTGTACGTCTCGAGATCCTGCACGCGGGTGAGCACCCGCGCGAGCCGCGGCACACCACGCACCTGGCCCACCTGCTCGACCTCGACGAGGTGCGCCACCACGCCCGCCGGCACCTGCACCGTCTCCAGCGGCCGCACGTCCACCATGTCGTCCGGATGCCGCGTGTAGATCCAGTATGCCGTCCGCCGGCCGAGGGCGTCGAACTCGATGCCCTCGCGCAGGCGCCGCCCCCCCTCGAGCACGCGCGACTCCTGCGGCACGTACTCCGGCGCCAGCAGCTCGAGCTCGAGCGGCACCAGCAGCTGCCGCCCCAGCGCGTCCCGATCGTCCGGATACCGCGGACGCAACCGCACGAACGCCTCGCCCGCAACCAGCGTCTCGCGCACCGCGTCCCGCTGCAGCGTATCCACCCGCACCTGCGACGCCCAATCGGCCCACAGCGCCTCGAGCTCCTGGCGCACCCCCGGGTCCGGATGCAGCGACCGCGGCACCAGCCCCCACCCCACCATGTACGACACCAGGGTCTCCACCCCCTGCGCCAGCATGGGGTGATGCCGATACAGCCACCGACACCGCCGCCGCGTCACCGCCAGCGACTGCGTCAGCGATCCCGGATCCGTCGGCGGGTACCCCAGCGCCGCCCACCGCGGCCCCATGCCGCCAGCACGATGCGCCGGCTCGGCGGCGCGCACGATCGGTCGACCCGCCGCATCGACGATGGCGGGTCGGCGCCTCACCAGCCGCTCCGCGCGATCACCCGCACCACCCGCGGGCGCACCACCGCCGCCGCGTGCGCGACCTCCACCTCGAGCGCCGCAATCGCGCGCGCCAGCTCATCGTCCGACCGATACGTGATCATCCGCCCATCGGCCGTCCGCGCAGACAGCACCCCCGTCGCCCGCAGAGCGCGGAGCGCCTCGAGCTCCGCCGCCACGTCCCGCACGTGGCAACTCTACTAGCGCACTATCCACCCGTCAAGCGTGCGACATACGCCGACTGCACCCGCCGCCGCGCCGTCGGCAGCGACCGCTCCACCGCCGCCGCACTCCACCCCCGCCGCGACACCACCGCCGCCGCGACCCCATCGGCAGCCACCGATCCCGCAGGCCCCCGCCGCCGCGCACCCCAGTCGATCGCATCACCCAGCTGCGCCCGAGCCGCCATCGCATACACCAGACAATCCAGCGCCTCCGCCGCACGCCACCGCCGCCGCTCCCACTGCCGCACCGGCTGCCCCCGCACATACCGCACCACCGACTGCTCCGCCGTCAGCTGCGCGTGATAGCTCGCCGGCAGCGCCTGGGACAGCACGAGCCCACGACCGCTCTGGATCATCGCGGCAATGCGATCCTTGAGGCCATCCACACCGACGATCATCAGCCGTGCACCAGATCGCCGATACGACCGATCGGACGGCTTACACGCCGGCCGCGGACCGGCGTGGCCCTTCCCCGCCCAGATCCTCCGCCGCCAGCGCGGCCCACAGTATCGATACACCGCATCGGTCATGTCCCCCGCATCGACGATCGCCGCATCGATCGTCCGCGCCACCCCCCCGCAGTCCCACGTGCGCGCCAGCAGCGCATCCAGCTCCGCCCACACGGGCTCATCCATGGGCGATCCCCACAGCACCACATGCCCCAGCACGTAGCACGTCGTCGGCGACCAGCCACAGATCGTCACCTCCAGCCGGTCGCCCTGCACATCCACGCCGGCCGTCATCGCCCCCACCTCGGCCGGAATGCTCTCGAGACTGATACTCGCCACCACCCGCAGCAGATCCTGCTCGTCCAGCGCCTCCGCCGTCCGCCACCCCTCCGCCAACAACGTGTTGCAAAACACCTGGAGCTCCGCCGGATCGCGCTTCGCCCGCAGAAACTCGACCACCAACTGCGGCCAGCGCGCATGCGGCGATAGGCTCACCAGCGCCGATAGCCGAAACCCCGCGTGCCCACGCACCTCAGGCGCCGTCGCCCGCCACCGACCTGCCGCCACCATCGACGCCTTCGCGCTCTCGCCGATCGCGGCCTCGCAGTGCGGACACACCCACCGCACCGTCTCCGGATCCTCCGCCACCCATCGCATCTGCCCCCACTGCGGCTCCGCATACTGATGGCACCGCGGACACGGCCACTCGTACACCCGCCGATCGCTCTGCGCATACGCCCGCAGCACGGGCGACGACTCCGCATGCGTCGGCGTCGACCCCAGCACAATCTTCCGATCCGGAAACGACAACGTCCGCCGCTCGGCCAGCAGGATCGGCGACCCCTCCGGCCCAGGCAGCATCGCATCCGCCTCGTCGATCAGCAGCACCCGCGCCGTGTGCCGCCGCAGATTCCGCGGCGCCTTCGCCGCCACCACTTTCAAACTCCCGCCCGGAAACCGCCGTGACAGCATCGTGCTGCGATCCACCAGCGCCGTGTCGTCCATCAGCGCCCGCGCCAACGACGGCACCGCCGCCATCAGCGGCTCGAGCTCCGAGACCACGTAGTCCCGCGCATCATCCATCGTCGGCACCACCAGCAGGATCGGCGATGGATCATTCGCGACGAATCCCGCGATCGCCGCGGTGAGCAGCGTCGTGTACCCGATCCGCACCGGCTTCACGACCGTGACGCGCTCGATCCCCGAGTCGCCGATCGCATCCGCGATCCCCCGCTGATACGGCCACAGCCGTAACGGCCCAGGCACCGCCGCCATCCCCGCCGGCAGCACGATCTCCCGCTCGGCCCACTCCGAGAGCCGCAGCCGCGGCGGAGGACGCCACAACCGCGCCGTCTCCTCCAGCACGCACCGCAGATCGGCCCAGCGCAGCCGCGCCAGCACCGTCCGATCGATCACCAGCCGATCCCGCGTGTCAGTCACCGCGCCAGTCATCCGACACCATCACCAGGATCGCCCGCAGCTCGCTGTCGATCGCGCGGATCACTCCCTCGTCCACCCCAGCACACGCCGCGCGCACACGGCTCGGCAATGCCAGCAGCGCAGACCGCGCCGCCTGGATCCGCCGCGTCCACAGCGCAGCCACCTCCGCCACCGGCACAAGCTCGCCCGCCCGGCGCAGCACCTCGAGCTGCCGCAGATCCGCCAGCGCCGACTCTTTGCGCTGCCGCGATCGGTAGTAGTTTTCGGCGACGAACGAATCCGCCGGATCATCCTCGACGGGAGGATCCCGATCGTCGATCAGATCGGGATCCTCCGCGGGCGAGTCGTCGACGTCAGATGCTCGCGGGATCCGGCGACTCACCGAGGTCGAGCTCGTCGACAGGAATCCCGCGCGCGCGACATTGCTCGCGCAGGCCCTCGCGGACCAAGTCACTCATGCGCATGTCGTGCTCGATGCACCACACGCGTACCGTCTTTGCCAGCTGGTCTGGCAGTCGCACAACAACCTGCGCCATATACGCACCTCCTGCGCGTAGAGATACACCACATGATGGGCGCGTCAATGTTCGCACCCGCCCGCGCGCGGTTTTCGCACGGTGCACATGCTGCAAATCGGCACCGCGTCCCAT